GTGAATACTAACACCTTGTTTTATTAGTGGTTAATTCTAATCTAAACTTGTTATGTGTATCTAGGTCTTTTAAAGTGCCTAGGAACCTCGTCTTCTTCCGCTGTTCCGAAGTTGCGCTTTAATGTCATTAGAACCGCTCTAATCCTTTCTGAAGATCTGCCGACATCTTCAAATATAGATTTAGCTCTAAAGCTAGATATACTTCCGGACTCTACTGGGTATTCTGTGAATACTAGTAGTCTTAAGCACTTTTCGATTGATCTTCGACTCCATCCTCCATGTGAACTTCTTCCTAGAAATTCCACGATTGACATGTCTCTAGTAACGACTGATTTATCAGCGTTCAAGATCCATCCGTACTTTCCTGCTTCTACAGAGATACTCTCCATTGAAACATATTTGTTGGATCCTCCGACTCCATCATCTCCATGAGTGTCCAGGTCTTCCATCAAATCTCCGGTTGAGATAAGCCATAAATATTCGATTCGAAATTTATTGATGATACTATCAACAATATTAGTCCAAAACGATCCTGACGGTACTCCAACATTACTTGAGTAAATGTTACCATCTGGTCCTACGACTTTCTTATAAATAAACAATTCCCGCATTAGGTCAAAAGCATCTTCTGCTTCGTCCGTTTGGAAAATTAGACACTGTTTGATTATCTTAAAAGCTAATCTGATTTCAAACCTTGAACAGGTTGAGTCAAATTTACTCCAGTCAAAAGTGTACATCCAAATGTAGTCTTTGTTTAGTTGAGCTATCTTGTCAGATACTGTTTGTAAAGGGTCTCCTCCGATGTGGATGAAACTGTCTTTCTTAACAAACTGCTCGATCATTGGTTGAGCCGTTAAACCTTCTAGAATGATGTGGTGAAACGGTGAACCCCATACGTTCCTAACCTTCAATTTGTCGAGAATATTGGTTAGTTGTGTTCGCGTATATCCAATGTAGGGTGTACTATTCATGATCGCATCGTTGATACATTCCCCCTTTTTGGTTGCTTCATGATATGTTAGAGCCATTTTCTTAGCTATTTTAATAGCCTTGTAGTGATTATTCTTTGATTCTTTGTCCTTGTAAGCTCCTTTCTTACCTTGGTATCCGTATCCAGCTGAGGATGAACTGACAAAGCTCACTCCGTCCAAGTCTGTTCTCGGATTAAGGGAGACTGCCTTAATGCCAGCTTTCTGTAAATTCTTGATCATATGTTCTTCTACGATCTTAACTTTACTGTTATCCCACAGTTTTTCGTCTGGTTCTGGATTGTTAAACCCCAGCACAGCTTTTAGGTGAAAATCCTGTGTGTAGTAACTTCTTGAGTAATCCTTTAAATAGGTTTCAAGACAGTTAGGGTCAATAGATTTAAGTACGTTAAGTACATAACTATCTGTGTGCGTTACTCTTTCTTCTCGAGAAAAAGCGTAATGCTTATTTGTTCCAATGATATACATTGGTCCAGTTTTAAAACTTTCAATGTCGATGGGCGACATATTAGTTGTGTGTAAATATAATTTTTCTTATTTAGTCCATCTCAGAACAAC